GGACGATGGCAAAACTTCGATTGAACTGTTAGATAAACTTTTAGAAGCATTGGAGTAGATTTTGATTCCAATATCAACATTACTTGACATAAAAAAAGACTACGAAGAACGAGCCAAAGAAATACAGTCTGGGGAGGATTACCCATTCTACGCATGGTGCTGCAAGAACGTGCCAGGCTACAAAACTTTGAAGGGTAATCTTGAATTCCGCAAGAAGGTGTTGGTACGTGCGGCTAACGATCTTGATTACAAGAATGACATTTACGCTATGTGCAGCCGTGATATGCTGTTTACAATCAACACTTTCTATTATACATATAATCCGGAAATAGTAGGCGGTGAATTTGTATTGCCTTTTGTAACTTATCCGTTCCAAGATGTTGTTTTCGATGACATTGAATATTCCATAGAGCGACCAACCGACCAGATTTCAGAAAAGTCAAGAAAGATGGGCGCAAGCTGGATGAATCTGACAGCGTTTACTTGGAAGTGGAACTACGAGCCTCATTCCACTTTCAGGCTGTTAAGCCGAAACGAAAAGTTAGTTGATTTTGCGGAAGATCCTGACTGTATATTCTGGAAGATAGATTTTTTACTGGAAAACCTACCTCTGTGGCTTCAGCCAGAATACAAAAGAGTCAATCTTTTATTCAAAAACGAAGACAACAAGGCGACAATGACGGGCCTTTCGACAACCTCAGATTCAGCCACAGGCGGTCGCTGTACGGCGATGTTGCTCGATGAATTCGCAAAGGTTCCAGACGGTCGCGGGATGCTTAGTTCGACGCGTGACGTAACCAGATGTCGTATTTTCAACTCTACCCACAAAGGAGCTGCAACGGCGTTCTATTCGTTGACGAAAGGTAAGACAAGAAAAGTTATCATTCACTGGTCGGTTCACCCAGAGAGAAACAAAGGGATGTATTATAGCGTTGGCAATGAAATTGTGCGACTAGACGACTGGGCAGGTGTAGTTCAGATGGGAGATGAGGACTTTAATTTCCCTGATGACTATGCGTTCAGGAAGGATGGGAAGCTAAGGTCGCCATATTACGATAACGAATGCGATAGAGCCGAACATCCAAGGGAGATCGCCCAGGAGCTTGATATTGACCCGTTTAGCGCAGACTCTCAGTACTTTGATGCTGCAATGATCGACGAGATCGAGAAAGAACATTGCTGTCATCCATATGACGAAGGGCGGCTTGAATTTGACGCAGACACTTTCGATCCGCTGGAATTTGTGCATGGAGTCAATGGGGAATTGAAACTTTGGACTAACCTTGACAGTGATGGCAAGTTCGAGTATGGGATTGAGGTTGCGGCAGGCTGTGACATTTCAGCCGGAACAGGCGCAAGTAACTCGACAGGAACATTCGTGAATGTCAAGACAGGCGAGAAACTTGCTTCATACGCAAATCCCAATATCCGGCCAGAAGCGTTTGCCGGCTTAATGATTGCGTTGTGTAGATTCTTTAACAGTGCGTTCCTGATTCCCGATGCCAGCGGCCCGACAGGCAGAGTATTTTGTGATGAGATTTTGCGGCTTGGGTACAGGAATATTTATTATCGCAGGAACGAAGAAGGCTTGAACAAGAAAGTATCTGACAGGCCGGGTATATTTCTGAACACGAAAGAGAAGTCGGCATTGCTAGGTTTGTATCATGGCTGCCTGAGACACAAGACGTTCATCCAGCGGGATAGTGTGGCGAATCAGGAGTGTTTGGAGTACATTCACAAGACTGGCAATGAAATCGTACACAGTTCGTCTGCGAATAGCATAGACCCGTCAGGAGCTGGTGACAGTCACGGTGACAGGGTTATAGCAGACGCACTGGCAGCTAAGGGCATTATATTCTTTGGCAAGAAGGTGACTGGTAAGGGCGGTCGCGGCGTGCCTCCGCCAAACAGTTATGCAGGCCGAAAAGCGGCAAGGGAACTTAAACAACGTAAATCGAAAGCGTGGTAAACATGGCCCAAACTGAATCAATGTGGAAAGTTAGAAAGATATGCCAACAGCGAAAGACAAGGCCAACTACGCATTGTATTTGGCTTGACGAAAAAGACAGTCTCGAATGGGCTGAGAAATTCTACAAGATGGATCACTGGGGTACTCGTAAGAAATTTGATGACTGCCCGAATATGACACTGGATTTATTCATTAAGGCTTTAAAAAGCGGAAAGTACACAGAATTGACATTCCGAGGTTTACAAATAATGTGGTTCAGCGATATGACAGATGTGACACCGCTGTAAATAAATAAATAAAATTTAAATTTTTTAGTTGCAAAGTCCGAAATAGTCGGTATATAGGTATAGTAGTAGACAACTTAATACGGGTATGACTGATTCCGGCCAGTTGAAAGTCATAGCAAAATAATCAAAGAGCAATGTAAGTGCTTACATCATTTACGTTGCTCTTTTTTTATGCCCGAAAAGGGACTTTATGGGAAAGAAACTCACCGAGCAAGAAGGAATCGACTTATCGCAGGCCATAGGCTACGCCCGCGGCAAAGGGAAAATCCACCGAACAAATCGGCTCAAGCTGATGAAAGAAGCGGTTGGCTTTCATTATTCTGAAACTGGCTCAGAGGATAAAGTCCCGATCAATATGATCGAGCTTGCCCTAAATATCTACCTCCAAAGACTTGTCGCACAAAATCCGCAGGTCGCAATCACCACTTTCTACCCAAAGCTGAAAGAGATCGTCAATCGGTTTGAGCTTGCAGGAAATAACCTGATCGAAGATATTGACCTTGGCGACACCCTGCAAACAGTCGTCACAGACGCTATGTACTCCAAAGGCATCATCAAGATCGGGCTGAACAGGTCGAAAGTTGAGTTTGGCGGAATCACCCACGACAGCGGACAGGCGTTCGCAGATCATGTGTCGCTGGACGACTGGTTCGAGGATATGACGGTTGATGATAACGAAAATGCACAGTTTGAGGGCAATTACTGGAATTTAACTATCGACGAAGCGATGATAATGTTTCCTGGAACTAAAAAGGAAGACTTCCAGAAGCGAGTCGATATTGCATCAAAAGAGGAAAAAGACCACGATTTAACTGAGGGCGGCCAAAACAGTGCCGACCATTGCGAGTTTAAACCTCTCGTTCGGATGATTGACGTTTTCCTGAAAAAGCAAAACCGGATTATACAGGGTGTCTATTCTGGAGACGAAAAAGCACCCCTTGGTAAAATCCTGAAAGACTTCGAGTGGACCGGTCCAAAAAATGGCCCATACCGGAAACTTGGTTTTGGCAAGGTACAGGGAAATACCATGCCGTCCGCGCCAGCACAGCACTGGGTAGACCTTCACAGTCTGTCAAATAAGTTGTTTAGAAAGCTCGGCAGGCAGGCAGAAGCTGAAAAGACCATAACAGGCGTAAGACCCGGCGGCGATAAGGACGGCGATACGGCTATCAAGGCAAATGACGGCGATATGGTGAAGTTGGAAGATCCGCGTAATATCGCAGAAATTCATACAGGCGGCATAAGTGCGCAGAGTTTAGCCTTCGTAATGCTGATAAAGGACTTGTTTGGCTACTATGCAGGCAATCTTGATACTCTTGGTGGGCTTGGTCCGCAAGCAGATACGCTTGGTCAGGATCAGTTGTTGTCTGCGTCAGCCTCGATGCGGATCCAGAAGATGCAGGGGACTGTAACGACTTTCACAACCGCCGTCCTACAGGACTTGATGTGGTGGTTGTGGCATGACCCGAATCCAAAACAGAAGGATGTCGTCAAGACGGCTCCAGGTTACGAAAGCATATCAATAACCGTACCATTCAACCCTGATGACCGTGAAGGCGACTATTTACAGTACAATATCATCTTAGAACCGTACTCCATGCAGCACCATTCTCCTGAGACGAAAATGCAGGGGATTCGGACGTTTGTGGCTGAGTTTGTCATGCCACTGTTCCCGATGATGCAGCAGCAGGGCGTGACTTTGGACATTGAGAAGTTGTTTAAGACGACTGCTAAGTTGAGTAATATACCTGAGTTGGGCGATATTATACAGTTTGCAACCGCTGGACTTGACCAGCCTGTCGGCAGTTCAGATCAGGTTAAGCAGGCTCCGGCGACAACCAGAACGCATATACGGAAAAGCGTTGCCAGCCCGCAGGATGACGGCAAGAAACAGATGTTCCAGCAGGCTCTTTTATCGAATCAGAACAAAGCAAGTGCATAGAAAGGCAGACCGAAATGGAAATGAAAGCAATACAATCATCGAACATCAAGGCCGCGGGCTTTGACAATGGCGTACTACGTGTACGCTTTGGTAATGGAACTGAATATGACTATACTGGCGTGCCGGAAGCTGTTTACCGTGATTTCCTGACATCGAAGTCGCAGGGCAAGTATTTTCATGCTAACATCAGGAGCAAGTACGTAGGGCAGAAAGTTGAGGCAACTACGGATGGCGAAGGAATCGAATAATATGTGGCTGAGAGTCTTACTCGGACTGATCGTAACTTTGATGTTTTTAATTGCTTCGGCTGGAAGTTACAAGCTCGAAAAGAAACTCAACAAGGAAGTATTTGAACTGCATAAAGATTATTTGACAGTTCAGTTTAAGGACATTAAGGACTCATTGAAACGAATTGAGGAAAAATAGCAATATGCCAAGTTATACTTTTAAATGTCCAGAGTGCAAAAATCGGCAGATTGTCATACGGCCTATGAGTCAGTCCAGTACGCCAGTGAAGTGCGAAAACTGCAAGGCTACTATGGGCCGTGACTTCAAGGCTGATTTCGGCAAACAACCGCCGTGCGATACATATCCGTTTGCTTCGTATGCGGCTGGCGTAAACGCCTCTGAGGTTCCGGCGATGATGGAGATTGATAAAAAGAACGGCGTACCGACTCATTACACGGCAGACGGTGATCCGATTTTAACGTCACCGAGCCACAGAAAGAAATATTGCAGAGTCCACGGACTCTACGACCGAAATGCCGGGTATAGTGATCCGGCTCCGATAAATAGATAAAACCCAAAACCGAAAGGCAAGATCATGGCAGACGAAATTAAAACCGAAGAAAAACCAGCCGAAGAAACTGCGGAAGTCGTAGTTGAAAAGACTGAAGACGAAAAGAATACCGAGAAATCTCTCGAAGCAATGAAGAAATTTGACGACATTGTTGCTGGCGATGACAATTCCGCTGACGATACTAAAGTCGATGACGGCGAAGAAGAAACTGCGAAAGAAGAAAAGGCCGCCGAGGAAGCAGTAGTTGAGAAA